GACGAGGGACAGCGCGCAAATCAAATTCACTGAACACGTAGGGCAGGGAGTGTTCGCACTCTCCGCGATCTGTGCTGGGGATGGAGCCTGCGTCAGGGCCATTGGCATCCTCGGAAGCCTCGAGACTGAAACTGTTGCACCCCAAATCCAGTGGCCCACCCCCAATTTCCAATCCGCTGCGGTCCTTGTCCGCAGTGTGATCCCTGCCAAGCTCCTCCCAAGTGGCAGGTGGACTGCCGGAAGTGTGCTGCCTTTCTGGCGCTGCTTCCGGCTTCTTTATTCGTTCCGGCCCTTGAAGGCGTCCGGAAGCCTTTCTTCGCTCGTCAAGTGTTTCCAGCAGCCGACGAGCGGCCTGTCCGAGAGTTTCAATACCTTTTCGCGTGTTGTTGTCCATACCTGCAGATTGGCATGGAGCAGCAAGCATGAAGTGCACAGAAAGTCAGCATGAGGAGCGCAAAGTAGTGAGTAGCGCGGTGATGGCGTCCGGCTATGTCCGGCGCATGGTTGAGAAAGAAACGAGAGGTTGGGGCGACCAGTCGAATGCTCTATCGCGTCTTGAACGGCGCTATGGGCTGCCATTCTGGTCGTTGAATAATCTCCGAACAGGGCGGGCAAAAACTGTCGAGGCAGGATTATTCGCGCGCATCAAGTCCGCTTATTTGGACCTATGCGAGCGAGAGATTGCCAAGCTGCAGCATGAACTTTCCGTAGAGAAGGCCCTGAACCCCGATGATGATTTTGAAGATTTGGCGCGCGAGGCTGAAACGCTTCTGGCGCGCGTTCAAGCGAAAAGGGACGCGGCCAAGTGAATAGCCCTATCCGCAAAGAGGTCCAGATAGGCGACTGCCGGCTGCTGCTGGGCGATTGTCGCGATATTCTGCCTGAATTGGCAACAAACACGTCGGAAATTGCGTTCACGTCCCCGCCGTACAATCTCGGGGAGGGGATGGAAGACAAAGGCGGGCTGCGCGTTGGCCACGCCGGAAGTAAGTGGGGTGATGATAAGCTGCGGCAAGGATACGGCGCCTACAACGACGCCATGCCGTACCCTGATTACGTTGCTTGGCAGCGCGGCATTCTTGGCGAACTGTGGCGCATCTGTTCGGGGGCTATCTACTATAATCACAAGCCTCGCGTAGTGAAGCGGAGACTCAGGACGCCGCTCGATATTGTCAATCTTCCGGTGCGGCAGGTCATTATCTGGGATCGAGGCTCCGGCTTTAATTGCATGTCAGGCGCGTACATGCCGACACACGAATGGATTGTCCTGTGCGCTAAGGATGAATGGTCGCTCAGGCACAAATCAGCATCGGCGGTCGGGGATACGTGGCGGATAGCTCCATCGGCAGACAAGGACCATCCGGCCAGTTTCCCACTTGAGCTTCCGACTACTGCAGTTGAAACCAGTGGCGCGGGTTCCGTCATTGATCCCTTCATGGGTGTAGGCACAACAGGTGTTGCCTGTGTCAAGTTGGGCCGAAAGTTCATCGGAATCGAAATTGAAGAAGGCTATTTCGACATAGCCTGCGATCGCATCCGCAGAGCCTACGCGCAGCCGGACATGTTCATCGCACCTCGCGAGCCCGCGCCCGTTCAGCAACCGCTATTTGGAGGGGAGGCTGCGTGATGCGCCCTGAACCTGTATCTCCCGGCTTACTCCGTCTTGTAATCCTCATGGCTCTGGCAACGGCTCCGCTGGCCTATCTGGCGTGGAGGGTGGTGGGGTGACCAGCATTGACCTGCCGTGGCCTCCTGCTGCGCTATCTCCAAATGCAAGGCTGAACTGGCGCGCTGTTCATCGCAAGCGCCATTCCTACCGCCACACCTGCGCATGGACCTGCGTCGATCAGAAGGTGCGCAAGATCGAGGCGGAGCGCGTCAAAGCAACCATCATCTTTTCCCCGCCTGACGCTCGTCGCCGGGACATCGACAACATGCTCGCCAGCATCAAGGCTGCTATCGACGCTGTGGCCGAGGCCATTGGCATTGATGACAGCAAGTGGGCGATTGAGCTTTGCCGGGGCCTTCCCCGCAAGGGCGGCAACGTCCGTATCGTGCTGGAGGCTACCCTAGACAAAACCGGAACAAATTTGCCCGTCGAGGCAGACGCCATGTCCAGCAGTGCTAGCGCTGTCGGGGTATAAAATCACATGAGCGCTAAAGTCATTCCATTCAACAAGAAGCACCAAGATGCTTGGGCTGAATATGTGGCGGCTCAGGAGCGAGCCAAGGAAACTGGCGATCTGAAAGACGGTATCGAAGCCGGGAAGGCATGGGGCAGGTGGCTGGCTTTGTTCGCACCAGTAGGTGCAGCATGACAGACCAAACGCCCATCACTGGCTACGTTCAGGAGATCGAGCAGCAAGTGCTTGGCACACTTCTGTTCGGCGGCGACTTCCGCAAGGTGATGGGCTCGCTGCGGGAAGATCATTTCGTCCACGACCTCCACCGCATTCTCTACAAGGCGATTGCGACCGCTTACGAGCGGTTCGGGTCCGCTACGGTGCCAAGCGTCGTCAAGCTTCTGCCAGAAGACACCTCGACCGCCTTCATGGCAAAGACCGGGCATAGCGCCGCCGGCTACATGGCGAGCCTTTGCGAATTCAACGTCACCGGGAACATCGGGCTCGAGCGGATGGCCAAGGCCGTCATTGAGCAATGGGCAAGGCTGAAATCTGCCGAGATAGCATCATCCTTCCAGGCGGCGGCGAATGACCCGAATGCTGACCCACGCAAGCTGATCCAGACGGTTTCCAATGACCTTGATCTGGTCGCAGCTGAGATGCGCTCAGGGCCACGGCGTAAGACGCGCATGTCGTTGTCTCACGCGGCAGGAAACGCCTTTGCAGCAGCCAAGGAAGCATCACAGCGAGGGCATGGGCTCACTGGCATCACTTGGGGCCTGACAGACGTTAATTCGCTCACAGGCGGCATCCAGCGCCGCGACCTGACATTGGTGGGTGCGCGTCCTTCGATGGGCAAGACAACGCTTGGCCTCTCGACCGCAATCAAGGCGGCGAAATCAGGGGCGGGGGTTGGCTTCATCTCGCTCGAGATGGACGCGGACAAGCTGGCGGCTCGAGCCATTTCCGATATCGCCTTCGATTGGAACCTGAAGGTTCCTTATGCCGACGTAATCCGCGGCAAGGTTGGCGATCAGGACCTTGACCATCTCATCAACGCCACCAAGGACCTCGACCGTCTGCCAATCCTCATTGAGGAGCAATCCGGCCTGTCCATGACGGATATCCGGGTCAAGGCAGAGGCGATGATGGAAGACATGCAAAAGCATGGTTCATCGCTGGACCTGCTCGTCATCGACCATCTCGGGCTCATCAAGCCATCAGGGCGCTACTCTGGCAACAGGGTGCAGGAAATCTCGGAAATGACGGCAGGGCTTAAGCAACTGGCCCGCGAATATGGCATTGCTGTCATGCTGCTCTCCCAGCTTAACCGTGGTGTTGAGAGCCGTGACAGCAAGGTGCCGCAACTGTCTGATCTTCGAGACAGTGGTTCGATCGAACAGGATGCTGACACGATCATCTTCCTCTATCGCGAAGCCTATTACCTCGAGCGGGACAAGAGCGGCGACCAAGAGAAACAGCAGGCCCGAACCGAGCGGCTCATCGACTGCGAGAACAAACTCGAATTCATCATCGCCAAGCAGCGCAACGGCCCGATCCGTTCCGTCGATCTGTTCGTGGAGATTGCCTGCTCGGCTGTCAGGAATGGAGCAAAGCAATGGCATTGAAGGCTGCTGTTCTAAGAGCAATGGCGGATGCTGGCTGCACTGCGGAGCAGATCGTCGCGGCTGTCGAGGCGGACGAGGCAGATAGCGCGGTGGGAGTTGCCCGCAAGCGTGAGCAAAATCGAATTCGTCAACAAAATCATAGGTCGCGTAACGCGTTGTCACGCGTGACAGAGCGTGACGCCCCCATCCCCCCCGCCCTTGATAAAGAAAATCCCCCTGCACCCCCTAAAGAAATTAATCCCACCCCCCTTACCCCCCAAACCTCGCTACAAAACGCGAGCGCGAACGATTTGGACAGGCTGTCCCAGCGGCTCTGCGATGCGGCCGACGGCAAGATGCAGCCTCAATCGGCGCTGATCGTCGGGCCGATCCTCGAGATGATCGCTCAGGGCGTCGATCTCGAAACCGATATCCTCCCGGCCATCAAGGCCACGGCTCAGCGCCTCAACCACGCGGTGAAGCTGACGTATTTCCTCGGCGCAATCCGGGACGCCTACAACCGGCGCATCGAGGCCGGGAAGGGGCTTGCTCAGCCGAAGCCGTCGAACGTGGTCGTCGGCCAGTGGGAGCAACACCTGTCGCCAGAGCAGAAGCGCATCAAGTGGGAGAAAACCCTGAACATGGCCCGAGGTCCAGCCCATTGGAAAACCTGGCTGTGGGGTCCGCCACCGGGACGGGAAGGCTGCCGTATCCCGGACGACATGCTCGAGCCGCGCGATTTGAGAATTGATTGGATGGAAGAGAAGGCACCAGCAGCATGAGCATCAAGCATCGCAAGCCAAGCGCGGAAACCTCGCTGGCATCTTGCCGGGAAATGTCCGCGCTGAAGAAAGCCGCAGGCCTTCGCGGCATGGCAGGGCGCATCAATCTCGAAGAACTGGCAAAGCGCCGTGGCGAGATACCGGACGACAACCGCAACCTCACAGGGGTCGTCATGGGCGATCCGATCATCAATGACCCGCGCTGCCCTTGGCGTCCTCGCGTCAACATGGAGGCGTTGTAATGGGATATTTCTGGACGCCAGAGCAAGACGACCGCATCAAGGAGTGCCTGCATCACGGCATGTCTGCCAGTCAGATCGGCGCAGAGTTGGGCGTCTCGCGCAACGCGATAATCGGGCGTGTTGGCCGCAACAAGGAACTGGCGCAGGTAGGCTTTGCGCGCTCTCCCGGTAATCCGGGTCGGCGTGTCGAAGCGCTCAAGAAGCGCAAGAGCAGGGCAAAACCGGTCCATGAACTGCTCAGGTCGCCAAGGCCAAAGCCGCAACCGAAACGCCGCGTCAAGGTCGTGTCGCCGTCGATCCTGTTCGAGCCGGTACCACCGAAGCCGCTTCCTGAGCCTATGTTCATCGCAGGCGAACGCCTGACAGTCGGCAGGCCGCTCTACCTGCTTGGCCTCAATGAATGCCGCTGGGCCGTGAATGACGCGGACAAGGGAGAGCTTCATCTGTTCTGCGGGGCTCCGGCAGAGGGTTCGTGGTGTGAATGTCATCGTCGCAAATCAATCGGGATAGGCACCAGGAGCGAGCAAATCGCCTCGCGTGTTCTTCTCGCCGCCTGAAAGGACAGCACATGGGAAAGGTAGAGGGCTGGCTCACCGACGAACTGATGCAGCGGGCCCGGAAGCTCATTCAGGACATAGACGGCATCGCATCTCAAGGCTCCATCTATGTCGTCAGCAGGGCTCTCTACGAGGCAGAGAAGCGCGGACGGGAGGGAGAACGCGAGCGCATTGCAAGCGAAGTCGAATGCGATTGCTGCGACGTATGCGGAGAGAGCCCCGGCTATCCGAAATGCGCGAATGAAATCGCCGCCGCCATCCGCTCAGGGCAATAGGAGGCGGGGATGAACGAGTTCTACACATTCGCAGGAGAGCACCCGGTCGTGACGGTGCTCTTGGCTTGGGCGGTTGCGTCCGTTCTGACCGCCCCATTCAAGTACGCGTATCTCGCCTATAGCCGCCGGCTCAGGTCACTGAACATTTGGCGACGGGGATGGCCGACAGCGCCATTGATGGATGCGGATGGGGACATTGTGCATCCGACGGACGGCAACTAGCCACCACGAGGGACAGCATGAAGGCGGCAAGGAAACGAGGGCAGGAATGACGTGGTACGCGGTAAGGACACTGCCGGGCGCACAGCAGCCCAAGCGTGAATACTGGACCGAAAGCGAAAACGAGGATGGCAAGCCGGTTCGCAGCAAGAAGGGATATCGAGTCGTGTCGGGGGTTGCATCCGATCATTCAGCCGTCGAGTTGGCTTTGGAGGATGCTGGATTTACCCACTATATGCCGGTCGAGTTTATGGCGGTGCGCAACCGTCGCAAGCAGGGCATTTATGAGCTTCGCCGCTTCGCCTTGCTCAAGGGTTACCTGTTCGTAGAAATCGCAGACGGGGACTGGATGCGGCTCTACGATGTTTCCGGCATTCGTGGCGTCGTCCTGAATGCTGGCAAGCCGTTTTCCATCAGCGCCTTGGACCTGTTTCGGCTGCGCATGTACGAGCAGAACAGCAGGGCGGTCGCACAGGCCAAGGCAGATAGCCTCTCCAAAGCCGGTGAGCGTCTTGCGCGGGAGCAACGTAAGGCCGTGGTGAAAGGTGCGCGCAAGAAGCTTTTCCCCGGTCGCGAGGTCAAGCTGATATGGGGCGATAAGGCAGGGCGCGATGCAACGGTTCAGGCATGGGAGGATCAGGACAACGTGCGTGTCTTGCTCAACAGCCTCGAAGCCGCAACAGAAACAATAACCGTTCCATTCGAATTTTTGAAGGCGGCATCTTGACAGTTAGCCGCAAGCGGCTAAAACTGGCCGCTGCGATACGGGCGACGGGGCCAGAGGCCCGGCCTGATGCCATCCTCGCAAGTGGCGTCTGGCGAAGCATTGTCCGTTGGGTTGCGATAGGGGCTGCTTCGGTGGCCTTTCTTTTTGCCTGCCTCGCACCCCATAGAGGCTAACAGGCTCGCCATGCGCGGGCCTTTTTCAATTCAAGCACTGGAGAATGGATATGCTCGACTTCCTGAGCCGAACTGCCCGTGCGGCTTTCGATGTCGCCACGCTGCCTGTCTCTGCTGCCGTAGATGTTGTGACGCTTGGCGGCGCACTCGTTGACCGCGAAGAGCCTTACACGGTGTCCAAGGTCATGCGCCTCGCTGATGATGCGACCGATGCCATCAAAGTGCTCGCAGAGTAACCACGGAAGGCTGAGCAATGGCTGGGTACCCTCAATCGAAGCCAGACCTGTTGGCATTGGCGCTTGCTGAAATCCACATCGGCATAGCAATGGCCCGCACCAAGGGCGTTGTATGCGGGCCGCTGATCAAGGTCGAGGTCAAGGGCGGCACCCCCGCCGCGGGTCCTTCCGGCCTCAAAACCTAATACGGGTCGGCGGCAGCGCGGACTTCTTCTAGCGACAGAATTTTCAAACATGGTTCAACCTCAACATGACGGTGGCGCAGACCTTTAGTCTCAACGAACTTGCCGGTTTGGTGGGTGTAACCCGGCAGACGGTGGACAGGTGGCTCAAGCAGGGCTGCCCATTTGTGGAAAAGGCAGATCGGGATCGCGGCAAGGAATGGCGGCTTTCGCTGCCTGCCGTGATCGAATGGCGGGAAAAGCGGGCGGTTGAACAGGCCATAGGCGACACGTCGCGGCTGGATATTGATGAAGCCCGCCGAAGGAAAACGGCGGCGGAAGCTGCACTTGCAGAACTGGATTTATCGGTGAAGCGCGGTGAAGTGATCGCGCTTTCCGTCGCATCGGAAGTTATTGGCGACCAGCTTTCGGCGTGTCGGGCGCGGCTCCTGTCGCTGCCCACGAAGATTTCCCCACTGGTAGCGCCACTGACAAACATCATTGAGTGCCGCGACGTGATCGACGCAGCGGTGCGGGAAGCGTTGGATGAAATCTCTGGACTTGATGGAACTGGAGGAACTGGATCGCCAGATCGCCAAGACCGTCGAGATGATGAAGGCGACGATCTCGGAGCGGATGAAACCGCCGCCGAGACTGACAGTCAGCCAGTGGGCAGACAGGTATCGAAGGCTAAGCGCGGAGGCTAGCGCCGAACCTGGACAATGGATAACGGCGCGAAATGAGCCGATGCGCGGCGTCATGGATGCCGTCAGCGATACCGAGATTCACACGGTCGTCGTCATGTCGTCGGCTCAGGTCGGCAAGACTGAATCGCTTTTGAACATCATTGGCTATCACGTCGCTCAAGACCCGGCGCCGATCCTGCTCTTGCAGCCGACGTTGGAAATGGGCGAGGCGTTTTCGAAGGATCGTCTAGCCCCGATGGCGCGGGATACTCCGGCACTCAGAGGCAAGATCAAAGACCCGCGATCAAGAGACAGCGGGAATACCTTGCTGCACAAGACGTTTCCGGGCGGTCATATCACGATAGCCGGGGCGAATAGTCCTGCTTCCTTGGCAAGCCGCCCGATCAGGATTGTCTTGGCGGATGAGGTGGACAGGTATCCACCGAGTGCCGGGACGGAAGGCGATCCGGTCAGTCTGGCTCGCAAGCGTTCAACGACATTCTGGAACCGAAAGACGATCCTCACTTCAACGCCGACTGTTAAAGGACTGTCGAGGGTCGAGGCGGAATGGGAGCTTTCAGACAAGCGCCGGTTTTTCGTCGCCTGTGAGGACTGCGGACAGCGCCAGCATTTGAAGTGGGCACAGGTGAAATGGCCGGAGGGCAAACCGTCCGAAGCATTCTACGCTTGTGAAGAATGCGGCACCGCATGGGACGATGCGCAACGGTGGCGCTCGCTCAGGTTGGGTGAGTGGAAAGCGACGGCCCCATTTACCGGGACGGCTGGCTTCCACCTCAATGAGATTTACTCGCCATGGGTGAAGCTGAGCGACATGGCGTCGTCTTTCCTGAGTGCCAAGCGGTCACCCGAAACGCTGAAAACTTGGGTGAATACCTCGCTAGGCGAAGCCTGGGAGGAAGACGCCGAGCGCGTTGACGGCCATTCGCTCATGGATCGGGTCGAGACGTGGCAGGATTGCCCGAACGACGTGCTGGTCATCACCTGTGGTGTTGACGTTCAGGACGACCGGCTTGAGATAGAAAAGGCTGGATGGGGATCGGACGAAGAATCGTGGTCGCTGGATCACAAGATCATTTATGGCGATCCATCCTCGCCGGACATCTGGCGCGAACTGGACGAATACCTGCTTGAGCGAACGAAACGGGCGGACGGGACCGAATTGCCGGTTCATGCAGCATGTGTGGATTCGGGCGGTCACCATACGCAGGCTGTCTATCGTTTCGCAAAGGATAGGATTCGCAGGCGCGTTTATGCCATCAAGGGCATGGGCGGGCCGGGAAGGCCGGTGTGGCCGCGATATGCGTCGAAGAACAACAAGGGCCGGGTGAACCTGTTCCTGATCGGCGTCGATGCCGCGAAGGACGCAACATACGCCCGGCTGAAAATCAGGGACGCGGGGCCGGGCTATTGCCATTTTCCGAAGGGCAGGGAGCCGCATTATTTCGAGCAGCTCACCGCCGAGGTTGTGGTTACGAAGTATGTGAAGGGCTTTCCGACGAGGGTTTATGAACTGCCGGGCGGCAAGCGCAACGAGGCTCTGGACTGTCGCGTCTATGCCTATGCTGCGCTCCAATCGTTGAATGTCCGATGGGGTCATTTGCTGGCGGCGCAGGCCAAGGATAGGGCGCCTCCGAAGCCCGCAAACACAGAACAGATTGAAGCCGCGCCCGCCTCACCAGCAGGCGTTTCCAATCCACCGGTCAATCGCCGCAATGGCGGATGGGTGGAACGTCGCGGCGGATGGTTGAGGTAGTCATGGCTTCACTGGAAACCCTGTACGCACGACGGGAGGCACTCGACGCTGCAATTGCGTCCGGCGTCCTGACCGTGCGGCATGGGGAGACAAGCACCACGTTTCACAGCATGTCCGATCTGCTGAAGGCTCGCGCTCATGTGCAGGCTCAGATCGACGCGCTGGAGTCCGGTAGCATTTCGCGCCCACGCCGCACCGTCGCGGCATTCGGGAACGGGAGCTGACCATGGGCATATTGTCCCGTCTCGGTGGCTATCTCGCGCCGCAACGCCAGATGCGCGCCAAGGCGCTGCAAGAAGCGCGCATGGCCTACGATGCCGCCACGCGCGGCAGGCGCTCACAGGGCTGGCGGGCGGTCTCGACGGACGCGAATGCGGAATTGCTTGGTGCTTCTTCGCGCCTTCGTGACGTGGCCCGTGATATGGTGCGCAATGTGCCGCTGGCGACGAGGGCAAAGAAAGTCATCGCTCATAACGTGGTGGGCTCAGGTATCATCCCGACGATCAATTCTTCCGACGAAAAGGTGAAGGCTCGCCTTGAGGGGTTCCTGAAAGATCATTTCGACACGACGGCATGTGACGCCTATGGCCGGCATGATCTGTATGGCCTGCAAAATCTGGCAATGGGGACCGTTGTCGAGTCGGGCGAAGTGCTGATCCGGTATCGTCCGCGCCGCAGGGAAGATGGGTTGCCTCTACCGTTTCAGCTTCAAGTCATGGAGCCGGACTATCTGGATTCCTCGATCTCCGGGCCGCAGCCGAATGGCAATTTTGCAGTGCAGGGCATCGAGTTCAACGGCTTCGGCAAGATTGTCGCCTATCACCTGTTCTCTGAGCATCCGGGGTCGATGGCGACGTTTTCGCTGCCAATTTCCAAGCCGGTCCCGGCTGAGTTCGTCAGCCATGTGTTCTACACTGACAGGCCGGGACAGGCGCGCGGTGTGACGTGGTTTGCACCCGTCATCCTGCGGATGCGGGACAAGGCGGACTTTTCGGACGCGCACCTGATGCGCCAGAAGATCGCGGCCTGTTTCGCGGTGTTTGTCCGTTCGCCGGAAGGCAATGGCGGGATAGATGCGACGGTCGCAAATCCCTATCCTGTAGAAAGCCTCGAACCGGGTATGATCGAACGCCTGAACGACGGCGAGGACGTGACATTCGGCAGCCCGCCGCAGGTCGGAGACTATGGGGATTACATCAAGGCGCACGATAGAGAGATCGCTGCGGCGCTGGGTATTTCCTACGAAGCCCTGACAGGTGACCTTTCCAACGTGAATTTTTCATCCGGTCGCATGGGCTGGTTGGAAATGCAGCGCAACATCGACGCCTGGCGTAATTTCATGCTGATCCCGCAGATGCTCAATCCAATCGGGCAGGCGTTTCTTAACGTCGCATCGGCTGCCGGCACGGTGGGAGACGCCAAGGTTCAATGGACGGCGCCGCGCCGCGAGATGATCAACCCATCAGAGGAAGTGAAAGCTTCACGCGATGCGATCCGCACCGGTCTTTCCTCGCGCTCCAACGAACAGCGGAAACTTGGTTTCGATCCCGTCGATCTGGATGCCGAAATCGCATCCGACAATCAGCGCGCGGATACCCTTGGCCTGATCTTCGACAGCGACCCGCGCAAGGTAACGAGCGTCGGCAACCCGGCCACTCAAGGCCAGCCCGCACAATAATTCTACGAAAGGAAACGCTATGGCGCACCGACTTTTGGTCGGCGGCGAACTCGTGCTTTACGGGGACGTTGGCGACATGTGGGGCGATGGCTCCGGCTTCACCGGCAAGGACGTTATCGACGCTCTTGCCGAACATGGTCCCGAAAACATCACCGTCCGGCTCAATTCAGGTGGCGGGTACGTCAAGGATGGCGTGGCGATCTACAACGCCCTGAAAGCCCATGCCGGTGAGGTGACGATTTCGGTCGATGCCATCGCGGCATCATCCGCTTCGGTCATTGCCATGGCTGGCGACAAGATCGTGATGCGCACCGGCGCTCTCATGATGATCCACGATCCTTCCGGCATCACGATTGGCAATGCCGAAGATCATCGCAGCACTGCCGGCGTCCTCGACAAGATGGCCGACGTTATTGCCTCGGTCTATGCCGCGCGCACCGGCGAGACTGCCGAAGCGATGCGCGAACTCATGAAAACGGAAACCTGGCTCGATGCCGACGAAGCGGTCGAGTTCGGGTTTGCAACAGACAAGGACGACACGGCTGCCGAAGCGGTCGCGGCGTTCGATTACGAAATCTACTCCGCATTGCCGGAGTCGATCCCGCAGGAAGCGCGCCGCGCTCGCCCTGTTTCTCCCGTGGCCATCGCCACTTCACGAAAGGAGCCTCCCATGGCTAAGACTGAAACCGTGACGGCCACGGAAACCAATGCCGAAATCATCGTCGCGGTCAGCCACGCCGATGAAATCTTCGCCCGCTGCGAGGGTGCGAAGCTCACGATGGCGGAAACCGCTGTTGTGATGAAGGCCGCTGCCGGTGATCTGACGAAGGCCAAGGACGCCATTATCGACGCCCTTGCCGCGCGCGATACCGACACGACTATTCGTCCCGTTGCCACGGTGACGGCGGATGCGCGGGATCGCTTCAAGGAAGGTGTCACCAAGTCGCTCATGACCAAGGCTGGTCTTGAAGGCGGCGAGGTCAACGAGTTTTCCTCGATGACGCTCCGTGAAATCGCCCGCGAAAGTCTTGCCCGCGCCGACGTGAAGATGGTCTTCAACGATCCGATGGCAATGGTTGGCGCAGCCTTCACCATGCAGCATTCGACCAGCGATTTTGTCGAAGTCCTCGCCAACGTCGCCAACAAGTCGATGCTGAAAGGCTACCTCGAAAGCGAGGAAACCTTTGAAAAGTGGACGGCCAAAGGCAACCTGTCGGACTTCAAGGCGACCAAGCGCATCGACCTGAACCTGTTCCCGTCGCTTGCGGAAGTCCCGGAAGGTGCTGAATACACCTATGGCACCATCGGTGATCGCGGCGAGACGATCCAGCTTGCCACTTACGGAAAGATGTTCTCGATCACCCGCCAGGCCATCATCAATGATGATCTGTCGGTGTTCACCCGCATTCCGGCTCGCATGGGTCGCGCGGCTCGCCGCACCATCGGCAATCTGGTCTATGCCCAGATCGTCGCGGACGGCGCGGTCATGTCGGACGGCAAGACGCTGTTCCACAATGACCACGCGAACAAGGGCACCGGCGCGCTCACCATGACCAATCTTGACACCGCCCGTGCCAAGATGGCGTTGCAGAAGGACCCGGACGGTATTGCCAAGAGTGGGCTAAACATCCGTCCTTCCTTCCTGCTGGTTCCTGTGGAATTGCAGGGCAAGGCCACGGCGCTCATGGCTGCCGAGTTCGACCCTGCGGGAACGCAGCGCAACCCGAATGTGGTTCGCGGCATGGTCGAGGTCATCTCGGAAGCTCGACTGTCCACGGACTCGGCTGCGGAATGGTATCTCGCGGCCAATCCGAACCAGCACGACACTATCGAGGTGGCCTATCTCAACGGCAATTCCTCGCCGGTGCTGGAACAGCGCGACGGCTGGAACGTCGATGGCGTCGAGTTCAAGGTTCGCATCGATGCGGGCGTGAAGGCGCTCGACTATCGCGGCTTCTGGTACTCGACCGGCTCCTGATGAGCTCCGGGGCGGGCAAATCGTCCGCCCTTCATCTCCCTCTATTTCAAACCTGAAAAGGAGCCAGTCATGGCTAAGAACTATATTCAGCCCGGCGATCATATCGTCGTGGAAAATGCAGATGTGACCGACGCGACTGCGATTGCCTCCGGTGATGGTGTCGTCATCGGCTCGCTGTTCGGTGTGGCGCTGGTCGATATCCCGGTCGGTGAAAGCGGCGCCATTGCGACGGAAGGCGTCTGGGAGCTTGCCAAGGTGTCCGCGCAGGCGTGGACGGTCGGCCAGCGCATTTATTGGGCGGTCGGCTCTGGTGCCACGACCACGGCAGGCTCCAACAAGCTGATCGGCGTGGCGGTGGAAGTCGCGAACAACCCTTCCGCTACGGGCAAGGTTCGCCTCACCGGCGCATTCACCATCTGACATGCGCATGGACTGGACCGGACAAACCGCCTTCATTCTCGCGGGTGGACCGTCCGTTCTCGATCTCGACCTGTCGCCTCTCAAGGGGCGGCGGGTCATCGCCATCAACTCGGCATATGAGACATGGCCGCAGGCTGATGTGTGCTTCTTTGCAGATGCGCGCTGGTATTTCGATGTTTACCCGAAACAGCCGAAGTTCGCGGGCCAGTTCGCCACCACCTCGACGGGCGGGCCTCCTGACGTTCTGCGGTTCACGAAGATAGATCCTGCGAACGGCATCGCGACAAAGCGGGATCAACTGGCCTTGTCGCGTACATCGGTTTCGGGCGCGGTCAATCTGGCTCGACACTGGGGCGCGAAGGCAATCGTCCTGCTCGGTGTCGATGGCAAGCTTGATGGCAACGTGCGCCATAACCATTCCGCAAAATATCCGTGGCCGCTGGTCAACGGCTGTTTCGACCAGCATCGAAACGAGCTTGCCGGCCTGTCGCCGTCGCTGCGGGCCGAACGTATCCGGCTGGTGAACTGCTCGCCAGTCAACGTCATTCCGGGCTGGGAACGGCAGACATTCCAAGAGGCGCTCGACAGTGAAATTCGTCTGCTGGCTGTGGCGCGGTAAGGGTTTCTGGAAACGGACGGCCCGCTACGACGAGGGCCATGTCGCCACGCTCGCCTCGATGCTTTCGCGGCACGGCGATCATGAACTGATCTGCGTGCAGGACGGCGGCTTCGATATCCCCGGCTCAATCATCATGCCGGATGAGGTCAACGCGCTGCCGGATTACCTGCCGAAACTTTGGGGTTGGTCGCCTCAGTTTCATGACCTGATCGGAGAGCGGTTCGCATCGATCGATCTCGACGTGGTTGTGACAGGTGATCTTGAACCACTACTGACCATCAATGAGCCGTTCGTGATCTGGGATCGGGCGAGGCTCGAACCATACAACACGTCGCTTTTCGCGCTCAAACCCGGCTATCGCAACGATGTCTGGACAACGCTTTCGCCTGAGAAACTAGCATGGGCGCGGAAACGGGCGGCTTACTGGACCGGCGACCAGTCATGGGTCGCGCATGTGCTTGGACCGGATGAGCCGACCTTTGGAGAGGCCGAAGGGGTCATCCAGTATCGGCCTTCGAAACATCGGGACACGCCGCCCGAAGGCATGAAAGCGGCCTTTCTCTGCGGTCCCTACGAACCTCGCTCCGAAAGCGAGCATTCAACATGGATGAGGAAAGCTTATGTCTGACCGGAAACGGCTCGCCCATCTGATCAAAGCGACGAACCAGCGCGCCGTCATCATCGACCTGGTTAAAGCGAACGGCTGGACGAGGGGTGCTGAAATCGGCGTTCTTCGGGGCAAGACGCTGTTTTCCGTCCTTGATGCATGCCCGGAACTCTCGATGATCGGCGTCGATCAGTGGAAGGTTGTTCCACTGCGGGAAGATGAAAACGCGGAAACCTATGCCGATTTCGACATGCGGGCGCTGGAACGTGACGTGACGCTACGATCCAAGGGCTACGGCGACCGGTGCATCATTCTCAAGGGTGATTCCGTCGCGATGGCCAAGGCTGTCGAGAAAGCATCGCTGGATTTCGTATTCCTCGACGGTGACCACACCGAACACGGACTGAAACGCGATATCGCGGCTTGGGCTTCCAAGGTCCGTAGCGGCGGCATGATCCTCGGTCATGACATTTCGTGGGCAACCGTCAACCGCGTCGTTTCCGCCAGGTATCCCGATTTTCAGGAGTTTGGCGAGGAAGTGTGGGGGATCGTCAAGAGATGAAGGCGGTTCTTCTTCCCCGCGCGGAACACCATCGCGAATGGTGCGGGCCTTTCGGTGAGGGGCTTCGCCAGCATGGCTGGACCGTGGACGTCGCCAGCCAGTGGAAGCCGTGCGATCTGCTCGTCTGCTGGGGTGTCCGCCGCGCCGTCGAGATCAAGGCGCAGCTATCGACCAGTGGCGAGGTTTGTGTCCTCGAGCGCGGCTATCTCGGTGACCGGTTCAAATGGACGAGCGTGTCCTTCGGCGGCGGCTTGAACGGGCGAGGGGAGTTTCGCTGCACGCGCGCCGATCCGGCACGGTTCTTCGAACATTTCGGGCCATTGAAGCCTTGGCGGCGCAGGGATGGTTATGCCCTCATCATCGGGCAGGTGCCGGGTGACATGTCGCTGCGATCCATCGGCGGTTCGTTGGACGGCTGGTATCGCGAGACTGCGGCGGCGCTGCGCCTGCAGGGCCACGACGTTCGTTTCCGGCCTCATCCCGAAGCCGTGAAACGGGGAACGGGCGGCGGGATTCAGGGCGTCCAGACAATCGGCGGCGATCTGCAAGCTGCGCTGGACGGCGCATCGCATGTGGTGACGTGGAATTCGAACACGGCGGTCGAGGCGGTGATTGCCGGCGCTCCTTCCGTGTCGATGGATATCGGCTCGATGGCTTGGGACGTGACCGGGCATGAACCGGGTCAGATCGTGACGCCGGACCGCCTCGAGTGGGCGGCGCGGCTGGCATGGAAGACGTTCACCATGGCCGAAATGGCATCCGGCTATTGCTGGGACGTTGTGGGCCAGAGGATCGAGGCGGCGGCATGATCGACTATGCCTCTCTGCTTTATGGACCCGTGTTCGACGTACTAGGCGTTGAAGCAGTGCTGACGCTTGACTTGACCGATGCTGAGCCGGTGGCGTTGACCGTGTATGACGGGACTTCCGGCGTAGAGATTGGCGATCCTGCCCTTGTCTCGACAATTCGGCCCGTAGCCGATGTGCGGGCAACCGAACTGGCAGAGAACAGCCTTTCCGTAGCGCAGCTTCGTCACGCCACGCTCGCCTTCAATGGCAAGTCCTGGACGGTGATGAACCATCAATACACCGCTGCGCCAACGGGTGAGGGGCAAGGGCTGGTCCGGCTGATCCTGGAGGCCGCATGACCGATATCCGCGAGCAAATTCTGTCGCGGCTGCAAGCGGTCGCGGCTGCAATTGATCCTGCATTGGACGACCGCAGAAACGAGGCTGACTTGGCTGACACCGCCTTGCCAGCGGTTGTTCTGCTGGATGGCGAGGAAAGCGCCGTCGATGACGCCGGCACCCGTCCGTTGATGACGCCGCGCATCGTGGAAATGACGCCGGAAGTGCAGTTTCGCATTCAGGCCAAGGCCAAGGATATCGGCCCGAACCTCAATGAATGGCGGGCCAAGCTCATCCACGCCGTGCTGACCGATACGACGCTTGCGGGCCTGACGGTCAACCGGATCGGCATCCGCTATCGCGGCTCGGCAACCATTACCGAACGGGGTCGCTCCATGGAGGGCGGCATCGGTGTGGCCTTCACCTTCACCTACCTGCTCAACCCGTCCGATCTGGTCGAAACCACCGCGTAATCACCACGCCCGATGACGGGCTTCAACACCCGAAAGGAAACTGACATGGCTGCATCACCCAGCACTACGAACTATTTTCAGGGCACCGGCTATGCCCTCTGGACGCCGAAGGGTGGCGTCCAGCGCGATCTCGGTAACATCGTTGAGTGCGAACTGACGCCATCGGTCGAAAAGCTCGAACACAAGAAGTCGCGTGGCGGGTCGAAAAAGACCGACTTCACGCAATACAATAACCAGGCGGTGACTATCCGCCTCGTTCTCGATGAGATCACCGCTGAAAACCTCGCGCTCATTTTCATGTCCGATGTGACCTCGGACACCGACTCCAAGACCCTCCGCGTCATGTCAAAGAGCGTCATCGAGGGGTCGTTGATCTTCACTGGCGACAACAATGTCGGCAATAAGGTCAGCGGCAGCTTTCCATCGGTGTCATTTGGCCCGACAAGCTCTTTCAGCCCAATCTCCGGCGATGACTTCGGCCAGATCGAAATCACTGGTGATCTTCTGGCGACTGAACACACCGACGGTACGTCGGACTTCGGCACCATCACCGTCGTGGATGCTGCCTGATGCCCGGATTGATCGATATTGCGCCGCTGACCGAAACGGTCGAGGTGCGCGGCGCACAGGCGACGGTGTGCGGCGTTGGCGTTCAAGCCATCGCGCAACTGCTGTTCCGGTTTCCCGACCTTCGCAAGTCATGGGGCAAGGGTCAGTTCGACCTCGCAGAAATCCTCGGCATGTCCGATGAGATCGTGAATGCGATCATTGCCGGTGGCGTCGAGGAACTGGACGAGGCGAATGCTTCGCGCCTTGCTCTCGATGAAAAGGCCGAACTGCTTGCGGCGATCATTCGCGTGACCATGCCGCGCGGCCCGGTCCCTTTCATGGAAACGCTGACCGGAGTGATGGGCGCGGTCGGCGGCGGAGCATCGCCCAAGGCGCGGGCTACGACCTCGCAATAGCGGTGGAGCAACTCATCGCGTCGGGTCATCCGCCCGCTGCGGTGTGGAACTATACCCCTCGGCAGATCGCAGGCTTCCTGTTCTTTTCCTCGAAACGGAAGAACCGCGAAGATGCGTCAAGGCTCTCCATCGGAGCCATGGCTGCGCGAGGCGATCCGAAGGACGTGAAAAAGCAGGTCGAGAAGCTGGGTAAGGACTGATCAGGTCAAGCCAAGGCGGCGCAGGTCGCGCGTCACATCTCCGTTGCCAAAACGGGAAGGGACCGGACCGTCCGGTGCCTTGGTCGCGGCGGTTCTATCCATGAACAGGTCATCAGGGACATGGAAATCCGAACGGGGCCACACATAGAAGGCCCCGATTGCCATGATGACCGTGATGCCGGTGAGGATGACGCCAGCGCCAACATTTGCAGGCGGCGCGGCGACGAGGCCAAACGAAAAGGCAATCGCGGTCAAGAACAACAGTGCGCTGACAATCCTGCGGAACATCGAACCCTCCCAAACTCGCAAGCCAGTATTTCACGATATGGGAGTCTCGACAATTGGCTGCAAGGTTTCGTTTCGATGCCAAGAAAGGCGAGTTCGCGCGGGCGATGGTGCAGATTGCCGATCCCATCGCCTATGCTGGTACAAGCGCGATCATCGAGGCTGGCGATATCGTAAAAAGGGAAGGGCGGTCCGACATTGCGTCAGCCGGCTTTTCGAAACGCTGGCAAAACACGCTTCGGGTGGACGTTTATCCCAAGCGCGGCGCTTCGATGAACGCCGCCGCCTTCATCTGGCACAAGATTCCTTACGCCGGCGTGTTCGAGGATGGCGACACGATCAGCGGTAAGCCGCTGTTGTGGCTGCCGTTGAAATCCACGCCGCAGCGGATCGGCCGGTCGAAGATGACGCCGGCAGGCTACATCAAGAGCATCGGGCCGCTGGTCCCCATCAATCGCCCTGGCAAGCCTCCATTGCTGGCAGGCCAGATTGCAATCAACCGGCGCGGGCAGACGACTCCGGGCAAGGTCACACTCTCGGCCTTGCGGCGCGGCAATTCGGGCAAGGCTTCTCGGTTGGTGCCGCTGTTCATCGGCATTCCAAAGGCCAAGATGCCCGACAAGTTCTCCATCCGCGAAATCACCGAACGCGCAGCCAACCGGCTGGGCGAACTGTTCGTGAAGCATCTGAAGGTCGATTGAGCGATGGCGAAGAAAACCATTACCCAGCGCATTGCTCTCGATGGCGGCAAGGAGATTGAGAAGCAGCTCAAGGATATGGGCGAGGCCGGTGAAAAGGCATTCGACCAGATCAGGAAAGCTGCTCTCCAAGCCGATCTGACGAAGTTCAGTGCCAGCCTAAAGACGTTCGGAAACGATCTTGCCACAGTTGGCCGTCGCGCAATGCTGGCGTTCGGAGCAATAGCTACGGCGGCCGCCGGTGCTGGTGCGGCGATGTTTGGCTTGGCACAGTCTGCCGGAGAAGCGGCGGACCAAGTCGGGAAAGCCGCGCAGAAGACAGGCCTTCAGGTCGAGGCGTTCCAGAAGCTCTCTCACGCGGCTGAAATGTCCGACGTGGGGCCAGAGCAGTTCGTGGCAGGCATGTCCCGCCTCAACAAGGCTATATTGGAGGCCGCTGAGTCAGGCACAAAGGCCACCAAGAAGCTTGGCAACGCCAGCAAGGAAGCGTCCCGCAACATTACTCAGCAACTCGGCCATACCGTCGAGACGTTTGACGACATCGGCGTGCGGGTTACGCGCTTCGGCAGCAAGGTGGAGAAGGCGAGCAAGCAGACCAAAGATGGCAGTGAAGGCGTAGGCGCTGCATTTGCCAAGCTTGGCGTCCGCGTCAAAGACACCAACGGCAAGCTGCGCACCAATGAGGAAGTCTTGCTCGATCTCGCGAACGCTTTTTCGCGACTGCCCGATGGTGCCGAGAAGTCCGCGCTCGTCATGGAGATTTTCGGCCGATCCGGGGCCGAAATGCTCCCGTTCCTCAACGAGGGCGCGGATGGGATCAAGAAGCTCGGTGACAGGTTTGTCGAGCTTGGCGGTCTCTTCAGTGAGGGGCAGACGGTAATAGGCGATGCGCTTGGCGATGCGCTCGATGAATTGAAATTGGCGGCGCGGGGTGTCCAAAGGCAAATCGGCATCATGTTCGCGCCTGCGGCGACCGCAGCGGCAGAAGGCTTTACCGAAGTCATTTCGAGAAACCGCGATGCAATCGTTGAATTCTCTCGGGTGATGGCTTTGGCTGGTATCCGACTGTTTCGCGACTTTGTGAACGCCCTTACCGGCAATGACGAGCGCGTGCGCAACCCTTGGATACTGAAATGGCGCGATGCGGTCATTGAGTTCGGCAGCAATCTCGCGGCGGTCGTCAATGGCGTGATCCTGCCGCTGTTCAGGATGATCAGCGAGGGCGCGAAGCTGGTAGCCGACGGCCTCAATGCCGTGTTCGGCACGAAACTGACTGGAGGGCAACTTCTGATCGCTGCGGCGCTCCTGAAGCTGCTTGGCGTGTTCAAGCTGTTCGCATCCGCCATTCCCGTCATCATAAACGGCGTGAAGCTGCTCGGATCGGCCTTTGCCTTCCTTGCCGGTCGCGGCGCGATGGGAGCCATTGCCACGCTGTTTCGCGGCCTGGTCACTGGCGCGTTGTCATTCCTCGGACTGGTCGCAGGACTGGTCGGCTGGCCCGCGCTGATCGTTGCGGGTGTCGTTGCGGCCGGCGTGGCGATCTATGCTTTTTGGGATGACATAACGGCTGCCGCGTCGTCCGCGTGGGAGTACCTGAAGAACCTGTTCTCAGGCGACGGCATAGCCGCGATTGCGGAAAGTCTGCGCAACGCCGGGGCCGCTGCGGGCCAGATGTTCGTGGAGGCGCTGCAGCTCGCCCTGCAAGGCATCGGCGCGGTATTCATCGGGATCGGGCAACTGATCGCGGGCTTCGTGGATGGGGCCGCATCTGCCATTGCCGGGCTGGCGTCTCAACTGTTGCCGACATGGGATCAGATCAAGGCTGGCGCATCTGCAATCTGGGACGAGATCACGGCGCGGGCGACAACGGCGTTCGACTTCATCGTTCAAAGCGCATCAGGTCTTGGCTCGCTTCTAAGCCCGGTGTGGACGGCCATTGCCAACACCGGCTCCGCTGTCTGGACAACGATTTCCGGGGCGGCTGCCGCTACTTTCAACGGGCTGGCGTCGGTAATTTCAACGACGATAGGCGGGGTCACCGATACAATTTCTACGGTGATCGGCGCGATTGTGGACGGCTTCACAGGTGCGACAAGCGCCGTTGTGGATGCCGCAAATGAGATTGCCGCCGCTATCAGCCGCGCGACGGAAGCTGCCGGGGATATCGAGGTTGCCTCGCAGCTTGCCGATGCGCTTGTCACGCCATTCCGGCAGGCCTCTACCGCGATTGACGGTATCATGGGCGGCATACGCTCGATGGTGGAAAGCGGATTTTCCGCGCTTGCCAATCTCGTCAATCAGGTCGCGTCTCAGGTTCAGTCGGCCATTGATCGCATTCTATCGGCTCTCCGGGCCGCAGCGGCGGAAGCAGCGCGGCTTCGTTCGGCTGCCGGATCATCGGGCGGATCGTCCAGCACCACACAGGGCTTCGCCTCTGGTGGTCATGTACGGGGCGCTGGCGGGCCTACCAGCGATTCAATCCTGGCCTGGCTGTCCAATGGCGAGTTCGTCATGCGCGCTGCCGTGGTCAAGCGGCTGGGTGTCGATTTCTTCCATGCCATCAACAACGGCATTCTGCCATCGCTCAAGGGCCTCAAGGGCTTCAGTGTCGGCGGGCTGGTCGATGGGATAGGGCGTTCGCTCTCCGTCGATATCCCGCGCTTTGCCGGTGGTGGTTTTGCCAACATGCAGCTTGCACCTGCTGCTTCTGGTGGTGGGTTCTCTGGAACGCCTGTCACCATTGTCATGCCGGATGGAGAACGGTTCGATACCGTTGCTCCTGTTCAGGTGGCGGCGAAGCTCTCGACATACGCGACGGGCAGCGCCACGCTTTCGGCAGGCCGCAAGCCGGGGTGGTATCGCTAACCTGGCAGGAAATTTCGAAGCACGTGTGCTGCCTTCTTACGAATATCTTCGGACTGAGTGGTGAACCCCGCAGCCAACAAAGCTCTGGCTTCTTCGACCTCTGCTTTAACTTCAGCGTCGTGTTGGGCGCTGCTCGTTCCTTTAGCCCTGTAGTAAGCCTCACGCGCGGTCAGGTAATCCATCGTCGCCTCCATACGGGCGATCATAATACAGCAAGAGTGGGCCGTATCCAATGACTGAACTGACCCTGCTGCGGCTCGACCCTATCGGCATCCCGCCATATTCGGCCCGTGGCATCACGCAGTCGCTCGAACTGATCGACGCGGCCTCACAGATGGGCCGAACGGTCAACGGGACGCTGATCGACCTGTCGGAACCGGCGTTTCGCAAGTATCGCTCGACCATTACCTGTACAGACCAGCAGCAACCGGCTTTAGATGGCGTCTGGCCGGGGCAGGTTCTCACCGTCGATTGCGCGGCAGAACTGTCCTATCTCACCTCTGGCGGCTCACCGGCCCGCCCTCTGGCATCGAACACGGATGATCCGGCCACGCGCACGGAAGGCAATTTCACCTTCTATCGCCCGCGCCTGACCATGATGGTGGTGAGCTACCGCACCGACTTCGATGAATGGGGAGCGGCGGTGAACTGGTCCCTCGAATTGGCCGAGGTCTGACCGTGTTTCACTTCGCATGGGCCGACGCTTCCGAAACGACCTTCGGGCCGGAACATGAGGTCGAGGACGAGGACGTTCTTGCCCTGCGCATAGCCCATCAGGAAGGCGACTTCGCGCAGTTGCAGGTCGATGTTCGCAATCCGCGTGTCGGGCTGCTTTCAACTGGCCGCAAGCGCTGGGCGTGGCTGTCTTGGACTGACGACCTCAACCCGACTGCCGGGGCGACCGCGTTGTTTTTCGGGCGGCTTGTCGGGCTGCCGGATCAACTGGACGAGAATGTCGTCTCGCTGGCCTTCGTGGCGCGGCCGGAAGATTTTGACACACAGAAGCGCGCCTTGGCAGAAACGCTGAAGGTCCAGCCCTTCTACGATCCGCTGTGGCTCAACGAGGAAAGCCGCGACGATCCTGATGCGGTCCTAGAGGCAAGAACGCAGCTTTGGCACATCGACAGGGTGACACATGAAGTCACCGTATCCGATATCCTTCAGGGCGAGGACGGCATTGTCGATGTGAGCGGCGCTTTCCTGCGGGATTCGCTCACCGTCGATCTTGGCTCGGCTCCAGTCAGAAAGGTGAAGGTCACTGCGGAAGTAAGCTGGGACCAGACCGCCGCTGGCAATGTCGACCTGACTTCTACGCTTCTGGCTGCATTTGCGGCGGCTGGCTCCCGAAACGGCTTTGCCACGTCCTACACAGGCGAGGGCCTGATGCGGGATTGGCCGGAGGAAGGCGACCGGATCGGCGGCGGCTGGGAGTTCGGGTCATGTTCGGTAGATCGTGTCGATGGAATCGCGCTGCCGACCGTGCTTTCCCGTGCTGGCTTCAACAATGGACATGCGGATTTTCCATTGTGGGCGCTTAGCCCGACGCTGACCGTAAACTATGACGTCGCCCGCAAGCGCATCGAGGTTGTGACCTTTACCCTCAATGCCGACTGCCAAGCCATTCTGACTGAACCGGGCGACGAGGAAGTCATTGAAATCGAGGTGGCGAGCGAGGATGCCGGTCTACCGATTGATCCCGCCGATACCGACAATCCCGACGGCATCATGCCGATTGGCGATCTCCGTAACCGCGCCTATTTCCCGACCGACCGGGGCAAAAGGAGCCTTGAATATCTGATCGCGCTGGCGCGGGCTCAACTCCTGTCTCGAGCAAGGGCGGCGAATGTGTCGTTCTCCATCCCTTGGCGAATGGGGCTTGGCCTGTCTCTCAGAAAGAGCGCGACAATCACCGATCCTCGCCTGCCGGGAGGAACCGTATCGGGCAAGATCATCGGCTACGAGCTTTCGGCAAGTGGAACGGGCGAGTTCATCGCTCATGTGTCGCTGGGCTGCACGGTGGGGAAGGGGAACACGGTTTCAACCGTGACGGGTTCCCCGGTCTATGTCGTTGCGGGTTACTCGGACGACTGGCAGCTTTATTCCGGGGCGACCTATGCGCCGATTGCCGGCGAAGTCACCTATGAGGAATTCGGCGACATTTTGCCGAACGATGACGGCGTTGATTTCTTCAACATGCGCGCCGTCGATCTGGTCGAGCAGATGACGGTCTACAACGGACAGAGCGATCAAAAGCCTGTACTCGACGCCTTCCGGTCGGACGCAGCCGAAGCGATCAATGCGCTCAACCAAGTGTTCACCGAAGTCGATTGCGATCTGAAGGTGTTGAAGGCAGGGCCGTTCACAACTGAATATCCGATCACGGTTTCCGACCTCATGGTCGCCCGAACGATCGACCTCGAGGCGGGAGTGACGGCCTGATGCTCTCGACCATCACGATCAAGAAACCGCGCTTTGCCTCGCTGGAAAAGATCACCCGCCAGAGTGCCGCCGAAGCGATCCTTCAGCGGGCCTTGGCGCGGGTAAAGCCCGAGGGCGACGGAGAAGCGCATTTCCGCTTCGGCAAGCCTGCAAGGTTCGAACAGGCAACACAGCAATCGGGTCCATCCATCCGCGTCGAATACCCCGATGACACGGGACAGATCGATGACCCTGAAATCGTCGTGCTGGATTTTGACGAGATCGACCGCGAAGAAGAGACGATCCGCGTCGAAAATCCGGCTGATGCTGAGCAGTATGTCATGGTCAAGCGGTGCAAGCGCATCCTGTTCCAAGGCAGGGCAGACGGCATCTATCGCCGCTTCAACTTCAAGTATGACGACTGATGGCGAAGGCTTACGGCTCCACCGGCAGGCCGGTCGTCCTCGATCCTTTCAGGCGCATAGTGGGGGTGCATTGGCGCGACAACACTACCCCGCCACTCGCTTTCGCCTTCATCGTGCGGCTGGGCGCGGTCGTGCGGCCTATCGATGAACCGGCTGCCGAGGTTGCTCCGATCTACTATTCTCCGTTCGGCACTCCTAACAACGGGTTCTATCATCCCGACGTGTCCGTGCCGTTGAGTTGGGGAGGCTATGTGCTGACCGAAAAGGAAGGCTGGATCGGTGCGGCATCGCACACCATCACCGGCTTGCCCGCTTTCGGCACGGGTCCGCTTTATGAAATCGGCACCTTCGTTGCCTTGGAAGTGTTCCCCTATGCCCTGTCATTGAAGTGGGCCGATCCTACCGGAGACGTTCTGGATTTTGTTTCCCCGGTCCCCGGCACGGGTGGCGTGGCCCCCAATTTCAAGGCAGGCGCCGCCTCGGTAACAAGCCTCAGTGGTGGCGCGACTTCGCTGCTTTTCCCGACCGATATCAGCGTGGAGGCGGGGGCTTTCAGCTATGCTTATGCCGGCGCGGTGTCGGTCGAAAACATCATTTTGGACGACACCAACAAGCTGGTGGATAACCGCCAGTTGATGATCCTCTGCCTGCCTGTCACCGCCTGACGGAGATTTCCTCACATGACATTGACCTACCGGACTGCTGGCGCTTGGGGTGCCGGCAAGGGATCGAACCTGACCGCTGCCGAGGTGGACGGGAATTTTTACGATCTCGACCAGCGCGTTGTCGATCTGGAAGAAAACCCGCCCGTCCCGAATGAAATCTCCAACATCACCGTCTCTGGCACACAGATGACGATCTACCTGGAGGGCGGGGCATCGTTCGGGCCGTTCACGCTGCCGCAGGCGAATTTCCGGCCTTCAATCGTGGCGGCGCTGCCTGTTGCGACGGATGGCACCTATACGCCGGTACTGGCGGACGCCAACAAGTATCTGCGCTGCACCGAGGGCGGCGGCTGCACGGTGATACTTCCATCCAATGCATCAGTGGCGTTTCCGGTCGATACGGAAATCACATTCCGACAAGCCAGCGCGGGCGCTGTGGTGTTCGACGCACCGACCGACGTCACGATCCATGCCGTTCCTGGCTACCTGCCGAAAACGGCACAGGTTGGCGCATCCGTTACCCTGAAGAAGATCGCAACCGATGAGTGGGAGCTTGTCGGCTGGCTCGCTGCGGACGTTACGGCATGATCCTGTCCGGTGCAGCGCAGATGCTCAATGCGCAGGTTGCTTCGCCCTTGCCGGACTGGCTTCCAACCGGGGCGACGGCGTTCCTCGATTTCATGGCCGGCACATACTATGCGGGAGGTGCACCGCGCAGCATCGGGTCGATCCTGACAGGCTATGAAGCCGGGGTAATCTCCGGGTCTGGCATGTTCTTCGTGTTCGAAAACGGCAATCATCCCGCAGCGTCGGGTGCGTTGCTGTCCGACTTCCAAGCGGGGCTTGCCGCCGGCATGACCATAATTCTCGATTTCGATTTCGTGGCGGCTCCTTTCGGGTTTGCGCTGTTCCTTGGCGATGATGTCAGTTGGGATGCATCAACCGACATGATCGTCGTTGCCGTTGACGACAACATGTATGATTCCGTTTCGCTCGGGCTTGGGGCGAGCCTTTCAACGACTGGGCGTCACACGCTTGCCGTGACGCTCAACCGCGACGTTGGCGGCGGTGACTTCGAATATGCTTGGTCGCTGGATGGGGCTTCTGCCCTGACGCAGACAGTGGGCTATGCGGCGTTTTCGTCGCTGGCTTCGGTGCTGATCGGCCATGACGGCGGCGACTTCGGGGAAAATCTCGATTCCGTCTATCTCCGCTCGATCACGGTCTATCCGGCCAAAGACCCGGCAGAACTTCCCTCGCTTTCCGATCTTCCGACCACATAGGAGACACCATCATGGCGACACTCATCGTCACATTCGCCCGTATCGACGGAACGCATCACTACGTCGCCCCCGTCGCTCAGGGGTCGAACGTCCGCACAGAAACCATCACCATGCCCGCGACGGGAAGCCTGTCAGTGGCAGCACCGGAGGAAATCGTGGAGTTGCTGCCCGATGCCGATTGCTGGGTGGCGATTGGGCCTACGCCCGATGCATCGGTGGGGACGGACGGAACGGCTGCTGCGCGCAAGCTGAAAGCGGATACGGCGTATACGTTCCATGTCTCACCCGGCGACAAGGTTGCCGTGGAGGCTGCCTGATGCCCGGTCTTTCGCTTGGGCTCGGCCTTGGCCTGCAACGGCGCGTGAAGGCGGCGGGCGGTGGGCCAACGCCTGATACCTCCGCATCGGTGATCCCTATCGCTCTGCTCACCGACACGACAAACGATAGCACTCACACATTCAACGGCGTCAACTTCGGGACGCCAAGTGCAGATCGCATCATCGTGCTTGAGATCGCTTGGCGCGGCTCCAGCACAACCCTTGATGCGGTTTCGATTGGTGGGGTCACCGCCACTCGCGCGTCACGCGGCACAGCATCCGCATCTGGCAACAATTCGGAAATCTACTACGCCGAGGTTCCTTCAGGATCGACCGGCGATATAGTTCTCCAGTTCTCTGCTTCAGTCAGCCGTAAATTGGTCAAGTCGTTCATCTGCTACGGTTTGAGCGGCAGCGTACCGGAAGATGTCAGCGGCACGAGCGGGAACAGCGATCTGTCACTTGCTAGTGCTGGTCCAGCCGTATTGTTCGCATTGTGGAACAACGCGCTTAGCACCGTATCAACATGGCTTGACGGTCCTTACGAGATCGACCGCTTTGCTGACCTCGGCAGCGGAACAACGAGCCTCAGTGCCAATTTCGGAATGAGGGCCTATTCCAAAGCGACGGCGATTACCGGAGACGTGCTGGATTCCAATGCTTCGCAGAAAAAAGCTGCGATGGTTTGGCCTTTGCCGTCACCAATTGAAGGTCGCTGCGAGATAACTGACCAGTTCTCCGATGCCACCGACCAGACCACCGTCACCACAGCGGCACTTGATATTGGATCGGACAAACCTGGCCGCATGGTAGTGGTCGCCTTTGCATGGGCGGCGGCTGCTTCTCGCACCATAAGCTCCGTGACTATCGGCGGTGTAACGGCAACGGCTGTTGCGGTGAACGCCACGGCGTCGGGCGGCGTGGCGATCTACAAGGCTTCCGGTGTGACCGGCACCTCTGCGAGCGTTGTTGTCACATTCAGCGGCACTGTCACTCGGTGTTCGGGGACGCTCTACAGAACGACGCCGGCAAGCACTACCGAAGTCGATGCCGTAAACGCCGGGGCAAGTTCATCTACCTTGGCAGTTGATGATGTCGAGTGCAAAGCAGGAGGGTTCGTCATCATGATTGGCCGAGAAGCTTCATCAAGCACGACGGTCACTACTTCATGGAATGGCGTAGACAGCCTGAGAATGGACAAGGCGATAACAACGGAGACGATGCAGAGCAGGGCAGGGTTCGTTTTGACCAGCGAAGATGCTGTTTCCGGCGATCTGTCAATCGCATCGGGCACTGCCAACGCAAAGAATGGCGCGGCTGCAAGCTGGCTTTAGAAATGGCGACCCCGGAAACCTCCTCAGGAAAACGGGATCGCCATTCATCGTGCGCCGGCTTGGGGTCAAGCCATTAATGGCGCTCGAATGTCAAACGTCAGCCAGTCGCGTCGCAGTCGGCAACGCCTTCAGCTGCCGTGAGACCATCGCAAAGGCCAGTAAACGAATCGCTTACCCACACGCCAATGGCGGCGATGGTCGCGATCGATGCAACCGCAATGATACCGATGAGGATCGAATATTCGACCATTGCGGCACCGTCTTCGTCATCCCGGAAAGTCCGGGCAATGTTCAAAAGCTTCTTCATATGAATCCCCATAACTCGTTACATTGAGCGGTGACGGTCTGCAAAATCTTCCCCCACGCCCTGCTAATATTTGCCCCATCGCGTTCCTTTGCGTCAACTTCGGTTTAACCAATGATTAACTTAAAACAGTGTGGGTAGAGCGGGTTAATCCGGCCTATCCAGTTGTAAAATAACGAAGTAGCCGCGTTAAGTATATTTCGCGATTACCCTTTTGGATGATGCGTGTACTTAAGGGCACCCGCTCCGAAACCCGGACCTATCCTGATCGAAAGGAACAACCATGCGTCTCGTTTCCAACTGGAAGCGGGTGCTTTGCCATGCGTACAGCATTCGCTTCCTGCTCCTTGCCGGCATCCTGTCCGGGCTGGAAGTGGCCTTGCCTCTGCTCGATGGCATCCTGCCCGTACCGCCCACGACATTCGCAGTTCTATCGGGTTTGTGCGTCTGCATGGCCTTCATTGCCCGTCTGGTGGCGCAGGAGAAGGTATCCGGCCATGACGAGTAGGCTCAAGCGCAACACCGCTCTTGCGGCGGCTGCCGTGGCGCTCGTTGGCGGCTTCGAGGGGCTGCGGAACTACGCCTACCGTGATCCAGTGGGCATCCCAACTCTGTGCTTCGGGGAAACGCGCGGCGTGAAGATGGGAGACTACAAGACGACCGCCGAATGCAAGGCGATGCTGGCTGACAGGCTGGTGGAGTTCGAAACCGGCATGAGAAAGTGTCTTGTCTACCCGGACAGAATACCAGACGGGGCGTACGCCGCGTTTCTCTCAGCGTCGTATAATATTGGCACCGCCGCTTTCTGCAAATCTTCGATGGCAAAGCGCGCCAACCAAGGTGACTTGAAGGGCGCTTGTGACGCCCTTCTGATGTGGGATAAGGCGGCAGGAATACGTTTGCCGGGGCTGACAAAGCGCCGTCAAAAGGAACGCGAGCTATGCCTAAGCGGCATCTGACATGCCGTGGCGGGGAGAGAAACCCAATTCTGCGCTGGCCTTCTCTCTAGCGGCTATCGCATCTTCCAATGTCCTGAATTCGCCAAGATTTCTGCGAGTGCCATTAAGGTCAATGTAGGCGCACCAACGACGGTTACGTTCTCTAAATGACACGCCAACATGGCCGCTTCTGTTGTTTTTATAGCGGCGCTGGTTCTTCATGTTGTCGGATGTCGTCCCGTCTCGCAGATTGCAAATCCTGTTGTCCGCCGGATCGCCGTTGAGATGATCTATATCGCCGGATGGCCATTCGCCCGTCGCCAACAGCCACGCAACTCTGTGCGCCTTGACCGACTGTCCAAAGATTGCCCCAGACAGGTATCCTTGCGTGCCGGGGCAGTTAAGCGCCTCCGTGCCTGCATACATCTTGTTCCATCGGAACGCTGCCGCGAGTTGCCCTCCGGCAGCGCCAGACTTGAAAAACCGCTCAGAGCGAATCTTCCAACGAAACTTACCGGTTTTGGGATTGTAGTTGAGAACCTCAGATACCTGAGCATAAGTTAGTTCAGCCATTTCGACCTCTCATCAGGTTGGCTTGGTTAGAGCGCGTCGTCGGGCTGCAACCCCTTCGGCGCGTTCGCTTTTTATACCATAAACCTCTGACAAATAAAATCTTTTCGTCTGCGAGGCCTCCCATGAAAACCGCACTCATCGCCGTTGCTGACGGATTGTTCACCGTGGCTGCCTTGGCTGCACTGTTCTGGTGGTGGCTGGGGCAGGGGCTGTGATGGGTATCCGCGCCTACATCGCCCTTGCCGTGCTGCTGGCGTTCATGGGGCTGGGCCTTGTCGCCTATCACTACAAGACTTCGGCGCTGGAAGCCCGCGCGGAAGCAAG